TTTGGCACAGCAGTTAATGCAGCGATTTCATAAGCTCCTGGGGTTTCAATTTCTGTTGTTGAACCGCCATAATGCCCGACAACTGTTGAAATCCTAGTGCCGTCATACTGTTTTGCTATTGCACTCGAGTAAGTTTTATTACTAAATCGAGCAAGAGCATCAACGCCAGTGATGTTGTAAACAAAGATACCGTTGCCATTTAACCATTTAAGGCTGATGTTTATGTCTGATACTTGCCCTGTGAAAATGGTTGTTTTCTGGTCTGTACCTGTAGAGTCGTAGATTTTCCAGATAATCCCATCGTTTAACTGAATTGGCGAAACTAGTGACTGACCATAATTTAACTCAAATGTGCACTTAAAAGTGCTAGGCGATGGTTGGTTAGTGATGTCTGTTCGACCATGTGTACAGCTGATGCTGTTTATTGCCACATAGTCATCAAGCCCATTACCGCCGATGGTTAAATAATTGCCCATTAGATCAATGAACCCTGGATGTTTACTGCCCCAGTGCGGATACTCGATTGTTGCAATACTCGCTCGATAGCCCTGCGAGCAGACTCAGCATCGATAATGCCATTAAGAATAAATGTGTGACCTCCGCTATTCAATCGGCTATTTGGAGTTATGTTACCTCCGCCCATTGGGGTAAACAATTCTGGACCATGTTCACCAACGATGTATGAACCTCCACCTAAAACAGTTCCACCCAGTGCTCGGTAACCAGTCATACCAACACCAGTAACTGTCTTACGCAAACCAAATAATGGTTGATTCTTGGTGCTATGCATCCATGGCCGCTCAATTTCTTTGAAACCGTTGAACCAAACTAAACCATTTCCTGCATCAGCACTGTCTGGCGAAATTTGAGCAAGTTTTTGGGCTAATACTGCTGGGTCAGTTGTAGTTGTTGTATCGTAACCAGTCCCCGTTTTGATTTGTTTATCTTTTGCAGTTGGTGCTTTATTTCCACCCCAGGTATACATGGCAACGAGTCCAGTGAGTCCCAGGGCTGTAGCAATGCCAATAATCGCTGGGAGAGCCGCAGCTAATGATGCTCCACCTGTTGCTGCAGCCTCAGCTGCTGCAGTTGTTCCTGCTGCAACTGTGACTAAGTTAAATGCTGGAATAAGCAATTTAACTGCAGAAATCATTGCACTAACTGCTGCAGAAGCTTTAGCCCCAATAAAGATTGCCCCAATAACTGTTGCAATCCGTTTGAGCATTTCCTCATGATCTCCAAGAAACTTAAAGAAACCTCTAGTTTTTTCACCAAGATTATAGATAGCCGTTTGGCCATCCTCCGCTGCACCTTTGATTCCACCATTACCATTTTGACCAATAAGACCATCGATAAAGTGCCCAACACCTGTAGAAACTTTAGGCAACCATTTATCCGCCAACGGTTGAATTGCTGTAAAGATAGCACCGCCAATAGTTTCTTTGGCTTCATCCATAGCAATCTTAAAACGGTCCAATTTGCCTGAAAAAGTGTCAGCTGCTGCTGATGCCTGACCTGCAACAATTTTAGACAATTTATCTTGCACAGTCTTAAAGTCTTTAGATTTCAATGTCGCTTTATCAAGACCCAGACCTAATCGACCTAATGAGGCGTTATTCCCGGCATACCCTTTTGCTAATGCCATCGAGGTAACTTCGACACTTTTTCCTGTCGCTGCACTAACATCAAGTGCTAGGTTCATTAACTCCTGGGCTTTGCTAACATCCTTAGTCGAGCTGACAAGTTTCTGAAATGCTGGCCGTAACTTATCATCGACAACACCAGTTGCTAATGAGGTTTTACTAATAAACTTTTCAACACCTGCAACCTGTTTTTTGGTTGCCCCAGTCGTATTTTTTAATGCAATGGCTAATCGGCGTTGCCCTTTTTCATCCTCGTTGTACGCTTTGACAGCATCGACACCAAATTTAATAGCCAAGCCACCGACTGCAAGACCTGCAAGAGCTGCAGCCTTACCAATCTTTTTCATCGATGTTGAAACATTGTGACCAAATGTGTCAGTTTGTCCAGATGCTTTTTTAATACCTGATGCAAAATCTGTTGTATCTGCTAAAAGGTTGAGTTTAAGTGTTCTAATGTTAGCCATTATTTATCTGGACCCCATTTTCGTTTAAGTAATTTGTAGACAGTTTCAAGGTAATCTCTACGGATTTTTTCCTGATTCTTTCGCAAAGTTGGAAAGATGAAATAACCTCTAGATCCTTTACCCATACGCCCTGAGTAATGAGCGAACTTGCGGCCACCTTGCTTAAAGGTTCCAAGCCCACCATCTTTAACGCCAAACTCAGCACCGAATAGGAAATCTGATTGCATTGGCTGCGGGCTGCCTGGAGTCTTTTTACGCTTCACTGGGGCCTTGCGAGCACCGCCCACAGTGATACTTGGCACTCGGTCTTTATTGGCTTTGATAGACCGGGCTAACAACATTGCCTGCTGTGGGTTAGGTGCTGTTGCTGCTTTGCGGACCATTTCCTCAGCTAGTACACCAACCAGTTTTTGGGTTTCTCTGCGGAGCACATCTTGGGCTTCTTTGGGCATGGTCTTAAATGCAGCATAAAGCATCTTTTTATCAGAGGCATCCATCTGCATGTCAATTTTAATTTTCTCGCCCATCAGATAGCACCTCCCATGCCGTTTGTACATCCGCCATAGACCAGGTGAGCATGTCGCCCATCGGTATTCCTGTGAGAGTTGCTAAATGTATTAGATCTCTTTTTAGGCTTCCGATGGGGTGTCTTTTGGGTCCTCATCAGCTACTTCAAAAGTATCGAGTTTTTTAACCCAATCTTTGTAATCGGTAGTTGATTCGGATGCCAACCAAATAGCGTAGGTAATAATTTTGGTACTGCCTTTAGCCATTTTGGTTTGTGCCTCGGTGACGGTAAGGCCCAAGTCATCCTCGAGCCTTACCCATACCCAAGTCTGGTCTAGATTTGCTGTGTATTCTTTTTTGTTATTTATGTATTTGACTTTCACTGTTCCTGCTTTCTATTAACTAGCGGTTACTGTTCCACCTGCGACAACAAATGATACTGATGCAGTTAGAGAATCGGTGGCATTTCCACCAATTACTGGGTAGTTAGGGTAGATGTTTCCTGAGTAAGTTTTCGCAGTTGCTCCTGTGCCAACGGCAAGACTAAATGCAATGGTTGTGTCAGGGTTTGCCTTAGTAGCGTTCCATAATGCTTCACATACAGAGTTTGAGGTAGTACCAGATGAGGTTGAACCCCAGTCCTGGAAAATCTCAGCCTGTAGGGTTGCCGTCTGGTCAATGGTCTTGTAAATACGGCCACTGATTGTTTCGAGTACTTGCTGGTTGCTATCAATGGTCAGGGTTGCACCACTGGCTACATACTTGTAATCGACTGAGTTAATGGTCAGAGTAAGGTCCCGACCTGTTACATATTTGATTGCCATGTGAGCGATCTCCTAATTGATTGTGACATCGATTTCGATGTCGGTTGTTAGATACTCGGTAGACCCGATTTCGTTTGAGGTAGGTTGTGAGAAATCGCCAACAGTTGCATAAGTTGGAATTAGAGCTGCAACTGTTTCAATCATTTTCTCGAGATTGACTAGGGCTGCCTGATTGTCGTTATTAGGAACCATCAGAGTTAGCATAAATTTTGCAGCGAACCTTGTTGGGGTCTGCCACAGCACATAAGGCGAGCCTGGCACTAGCACAATCGCTGGAGCAAACATAACCTCATTAGGAAACGCATAAACGCTGTATGAGGGGTCTGCTAGAGCATCTGCCAAGTCTTGCCTAGTTTCGGTAATACTCATCCAACAAACCCGCCCATGTCCATGTATGGGGCTAATAGACCTCGTACTCGAGTGAGCAGTGCCTGACCTAAACGATGTGGCCCAGGAGTGAAATCGACACTCTGGATTGTGCCACCGGGAGCAGTGCGTTGCTGAAAAATCTCGACTGCCACAGCGAGTGCCGCCTCTCTAACGGATGGTACGCTGTCGTAAATTAGGGCTTGAGATGCCAACAATGCAGAGCCAAGTGGCTTGAATCGTTTTAGTTCGGTGCTGGATGCTGTTTTATCAGCTGTAAACCAAAAATCGTTTCGGCTTACAACTGTGTATGTACCGTTAAAGGTTGTGTCTGTACCACTGACCGACACTGAATCCCCAACGGATAGGGAGTGTCGGTCAGCGGTCCAGTAAGTTACCACATTGTTTGAGATTTGAGCTGATGCTATGGAGGCTCGATTGTAGTCGAGCAGGCCGTCAATCAAGTTTTCAGCAGCATCGGCAACCTGTTGCAAAGTCGAGTCAGGATAAAGTGTGCCAACCTGCAAGGTTGTACGCAATTCATCGATGTCGATTTTACTCATAATAGGTCCTCAAGTGGTAGAGGTAGCCCTGGGAACAGCAGTGGCAGGGCTACCCCAGTCTGGTTAGGTTAAGTTGAAACGGCGTACGCCAGTTGCATCCTTTAGTAGTGCACAGCCGTAACCGTAAACGCCTACTCGTACCTGGCCAGTTTCGATTAACTGAACCTGTAGGCGAGTTGTAGGTGCTTCGTACCAAGTGATTGCCTCTGGAGCAACAATAAATGCTGAATCGTCAATCTTGGTTGTTACTGAGAAGTATGGATCTACATAAGCGTTTAGACCCATGATGTTTCCATCGATCATCTGACCACTGAAAGTGCCTGGGTTATTCTGTGCATTGGATGCAGTGAATAGCGGGCGGCCTGTTGAATCAACTGCACCTAGTAGAGTTCCCCACCAGTCAGTGTTGATAACTACATTGCGAGCCTTTTTCTTTGAGCCTGCGAAACATGCAGCAGATTCTGTACCTGCGTAGCTGATGAAACCTGCAGCGGTTGCAGCAGTTGTTGCAGCTTGAGTACCTGATGCTAGAGCAGTTAGCACTGCAGAATCGGTTGCTTTTGCGTAAGCATTGCCCATTTGGTTTAGCAATTCGGTGTAAAACTCTGGTGATGAACGGTCAATTAGTTCCCATGAAACATCGTTCATACCTGCGTACTTAACAACAGTGCCTGTTAGGTAGGTGCTGGTCATGCCGGTTTCTGATGGTGCTGAACCCTCTGAGGTCGATGCAACAGTTGGTGCAGTGCCCAAGTTAGGAACAGTAAAGCTCATGCCACTAGATACCAATGCTTGACGGCTTACAGCGTTGATAGCTGGGCGGTCTGCAATGGTGTTGGTGTAAAACTCTTGTAGGTGCTGAGGCAATGTTAGACCAGTGTTTGTGCTGGTTGAATCGTCAGCTGCTCGAACATAGGCTCGGGCGTTTTCATCGCCAGTCATCTGCTTAATGCTGTTTTCTAGGTAGCCTGCAGCAGTGATCTGGATACGGGGTGCGGTTGTGATTGGGCTAGATGCCTGCACTACTGGTGCAGCGGCGGCTTCTACCTCAACCTCTGGTGTTTCGATTGGTTGTTCTGACACTATGTCCTCCTCTTGGATTGTGTCTGGGTCTGCTTCCGCCTCGGATGCAGCCACATCTGTTACCACAGCATCACTAAACGCTGGGGCATGTACTAACGTCACTTCAATAATCTTGGCTGCCGTTACATGCATAACGCCATCTTTGACTGTGAATTTGTCGATTTGTGCACCAACACTAAGGCCATCTCTTAGACCGTCTGAGGCTTCGACTAAAGCATCTGAGCCTGCAGTTGTGTTGGAAACCTTAAATGTTCCAGTGATACCGCCTGGGGTAACCTGAAACTCGATGGCCTTACCGATTGGGCGTTGGGCATCATGCTGTAATAAAAACTTGACTGGTTTAGGGTCTGGGTTGCTGATTGAACCAACCTCAAAAATAACTGGACCTGCAGATGTATTGCCAGTCTTGCCAAATGGAACAACGATTCCAGAAATCTGTCGGGTTGCTTCATTGGCTCCAGTGATGTGGGCTGCGAAAGTTAAATTAAGCGTCATTTACTGGTGCACTTCCTCTTGGTGCTAGATCTTCCATTGCTCGGGCTTCATCGATGTTGATAATGCCTGAATCTAAAAGTTTTACGATTACATCCACTCGCTCAGTTGGATTACCTCGCAAGAAGTCATCCATTTCAACCTCGACATACTGACCTCTTGGAGTAATGTCATCCATGCTTAGGCGGCTCTCAAAAGCATCCAAGTATGGGC